TTACTTCGTTGGCTCCACGATCTCGCCGACGCGACGATAGACGGTCTCGGTGATGCGCTTGTCGGTGTGTCCAAGCAGCCTGGATGCCCGGCCCAAGTCAGCAATTTCTGAGGCTGCTTTCGGGCGGATGTCCCGGAACTGGAACTGACGGATTGCGGTGGCCAGCGTCTCGTCGAGGTCCTCAAGCGCCGCGCCGGCGGCGGCCGACCGTGCCTCGTCAAAGCGAATGCGCAGCATGGAGGATGTCATCCGGCGCCCATCGGGCGTAGTGATCAGGTACGGGCCGGCTACGCCGCGCTGGCGCCGCTGCTCGCACAGCCGCGCAACGAGTTCTCCAAGCGCCGTCGGGCTGCCGTCGACATCGAGCATGATGCGCAACTTCTTCGACGTCTTGCCCTGGGCGATCTGCAGGTGCCCATCCTGAATGTCCGCCTCCCGAATGATCAGTACGTCGCTCGGCCGCTGGGCGGTGAGATAGGCGAGGTCCATTGCGTCGCGGAGTTCCGGTGGAGCCGCGCCGTATACCGCGTTCCAGACCTCGGCCCTGGCGTAGAAGTCGCGCGGCGTCTCGCGGTTCTTGCGAACCCCCTTCACCGGGTTTTCAGTCGTGACGATCCCCCACTCCCTGGCGATGTTGAAAATGTGGGAGAAGAGGGAGAGCTCCCTGTTCGCCCGAACCTTCGCGGACCGCTTGTCCCGGTACTGTGCCAGCACTTGGGGGGTGAGCGCCTCGACCGGCGCTTCTGAAAACGCCTTTCGCAGTTGCGTCAGCGAGAGGAGGTTGTCTTTCTGGGTGCGTGGCGCTTTCCCGGGGATGATCTCTTTTTCGTACCGGTCGAACACGTCACCCCATTTGCGCAGGGTCTTCGGAGCCGGACTGGCATCCAGCCGCGCCCACTCCAGCTTTGCCAGGTCCAGGTCGGTGCCGAGCGGGATTTCCTTCCTCTTTCCATCCTCGCCGCGGCCGTCGTAGTAGTATCCAACCCACAATTTCCCTCCTTTCAGCTTCCTGGTCCGGCGAATCATCCGGGGTGGGAGATCCCTGTTCTTCGGCTGCTTCGGCCGCATTTCAACTCACCTTCGACAGATCCAGCGTCCACGGTTCCTGTACAGCGACCGTTCCGTTCGGTTTCACTCCGGCCAGCCGCAGGCGGGCATAGATCCGCCCGACGACGGGTCGCTGCGCAGCATTCAATTCGTACTTCCAGCCATGAGATGCCAGCCACTCGACCTGTTTTTTCGATGACTTGGCGCCGATCATGGCCTCCAACTCCTCCTTCGAGAGGAACTCAGATGGGGTTTCCATGGGCAATGCCTCTCCGCCCAGGCGATCGCCCGGGACCGAAATTGAGTGTTAGGATTCTCGCCCCAGCCGGGACTGGCCTCAGGAAGAGGCCGTGGTGGCTCCCGGCTGGGGACTTTGCGATATGCATGCCCGGTCGAGACGTTCGATCTCGGCCAGCGCCAGGGCGCAGGCCTTTACCAGGTCGCGTCGTGCGGTACTCGGCTTCCACCACTGTTCATCCCAGGGCCATGCCAGCGACACCAGCAGGGCGGCGGTTCCATCGTTCGGAGCGCTGGAGCCGGCCAGGGCGTAGCAGGCGGCGGCGCGGGCCATCTGTCCATCGGCGTGCTCGTCGTCGTGCTCCGGCGTCCAGCCCTCGGCGGTGATCTGCCGGCGGCGCTCGGCCTGGACGTCGAGCCACGCCTGCGGCACTTGCCCAGCCGGGGCAGTGATGTTCGCCTCCGCGACCAGGTCGTAACGACAACCACACTCCGGGCAAGCTGCCGCCATGCAGTTCTCACCCGCGCACCCTGGGCACTTGTCCTCATCCGGTTCTGGTCCAGTCCAATTGCAGTCATGGCAAGCGGCGTAGTCGGCGGCGTCGTTGATGCCGATGTGCCGGCAGTTCGCGCACATTCTGGCCTCGGCGTAGCCCGCGCTGTGCTGAGCCTGGGTGAGCACGTCGGCGGATATGGCGCGCAAAAAGTTCTGAATTGCTCGCATATCTTCCTCGCTGGGTTCGTTACGCAGATACAGCACTACAGCTCTGGGATGTTCGGCATCGCGACCGATGCCAGATATTTCCGGCACGCTGTGCTGAGCCTGGGCTACAGGGGCGGCGTAGAGTGGAATCGTGTAATGCTCGCTGACATCGAGTGGGCGATAGATTCCTCTACTACTGCCCGGCACGCGCTGTAGCAGATCCTTGACGTCTCGATGGATGACATCGACGCGGTTTGGCTGATCGTGCATCCATGCCACCGGCTGCTGCCTCTCCAGCTCTGCGACCCTGGCCAGGGCGGCGTCATGTGCCTCGCACTTTTCCAGCATGTAGCGCAGCGAATCCAGCAGTTCGCCTTTGTCCGGGTTCATACCGATGTCGTGGCCGATGGCTTCCCACGCCTCCAGAACGGTGATCACCTCGGAGCGGAACCCGGAATACCAGAGCTTTACCGCTTCTTCCTTGTGCAGCGGGTAGCCGAGCCCGGCTGCTTCAAGCTCGTCCTCGGTTGGCCCCTCCGGCCGCTCCGCCTCTGCCTGCTCAGGCCTGAGTGCTTCATCGGGAGCTTCGTTGAACGCTTCCGCATGCGGGGCGAGGTTGAGCGGGTCGAGCTGCTCGCGAAACGCCTGGAGCCGCTCGATGCGCTCCGCCTCTTTCTCCGGAGTGGACTCGAACTCGTTCAGCCGCTGGGCGGCTTCGACTACCAGCCGCGACGACACGCCAGCGCTGAAGCGGACGCCACCTACCTTGGCTGGCTGTTCCAGCTTGGGCCAGTGGTTGAATGCTCGGCGGGCGAGGGTAATGTCGCAGACCGCAGCCGGAACAGGCTGGCCGTCCTCGCCCTCGAGTTCGTTGGCCAGCCACTCTTCGAAGCTGGCTTCATACTGAGACTGGGAGGGTTGCGCCAGGGCGGCGCGGAACTGCCACGCTTCCCACGCCCATTGAGTTTGCGGCATATAGAGGTCTGGTCGTAGCGGCTGCCGATCCATCGGTAAATGCGTAGCCCACGCCTCGAACGCCGCCCGCTCATCCCCGCCTGCCTGCTCTACCGGTGCCGGCGGGTCACGAAGCGGTGTGCCGGCCAAGCCCTTGGCGGCCAGGTAGTTGGTGGCGCGCGCCACCAGGTTGCTTTCCGGGGCATGCCGCTTCAGGGAAGCGGCCAGCATGCGAACCAGCATTGCCAGTTCCTGGGTGCGTTGTCCCTCGGCGCGGCCGATGTCGTAGAACGGACGAAGCCAGTGATCCTCCGCCGGCGGCTGGCTGGCCTGGGCGCCGAACGCTAGCGCGCCGGTGATGGCGTCTGCGATGACCTGGCGCTGGTCGATTGCCGACTGGGCTGGCATGTCATTGCCGTGCGCATTGCAAATCGCCGCCATGTTGCGCAGGGAATCCAGCAGTTCGCCCTTGCTCGGGTTCATGCCGATATCGTGGCCGATTGCCTCCCAGGCCTCGAGCACAGTGACCACTTCGGACCTGAAGCCGGCGTACCAGAGCTGCACGGCATCTTCCTTGGCGAGCGGGTAGCTGAGGCCTGCGGCGATCAACTGGTCTTCGGACGGCGGCGCCTGGTCCTTGATCATGGCCAGCAGGCTCTCGGCTGAGGAATGAACCTCGTCGAGGTCCGTCGACCAGCGGTGCGGGGAGCGGTGCTGGGTGCTGTCGTGGATGTTGTCCAGGGCTTCGACGATGCCGCGTAGGCGGGTGGCGCACTGCTCGATCAGTTGGTGTTGGGTAGAGGACATTGTGGTGTCTCCGGTTGCTCCGGCGCCGGCGGCCGGCAGCGGAAGCATTTGCACAGGCCTATCCGTTGGCCCGTGGTGCGGCAGATGGTGGGGCGGTTCATTTCGTGGCGTCTTGCTTCATGGCTTTGGCGTGGCCGACGCAGGTGCGGACTGGGTTGCCCTGGTCGTCCAGGTCGGCGTGGCAGTAGAACCGGCTGAGTTCCTGCCGGCAGTAGATGGCATCGGAGGTGGTGACCGGCGAGGTGTTCGCCGGGGTGCCGAGTCGATAGGCGCAGCCGGCGCACGTGCCGCGAGGGTTCACCGTTGCGGCCAGGACAACGCCCTGCAGCGCTCCGAACATCGTCGGGAGGTTCGCCTGCTCCGCGGTGTGCGGATGTTCGCCGCGCTCGATGAGGATCAACTCGACCATCGCTCGGCAGTTCTCGGCGACGGCGTTGGCCATGCCCAGCACCTGGGCGAACAGGTCGAGCATGGTGGCCGGGTCGCGCTGGGCGGCCATCTTCTCCAGCACCTGGCGGCGCAGGTCCGCCGGCAGAAGCACGGCGCCGGCCAGTTCCTTGGCGTCGGCTGCGGTGATTGAGTAGTCGGTGGCGGGCTCGGTCATGCTGCCACTCCGCTTGCCTGAGGGCCGAAGCCAGCCTTCAGCCGCAACACCAGAGGGCCTTCGCGGAAATCACCGTCGACGGTACCGTGCAATTCCGCGCGCTCCTCCCGGGTGAGGTTCCTCCATTTCGCGATTCCGTAGTCGCCCTTCATCACGCCCACTGGTCCGTCGCGACAAGTGCTGCTGTAGCTGTAACCGTTGGCTGATAGCCACTGTTGGCATGCGTACAGCGCCTCGAAGGTGCCTGTCTGGTCGAAGGTCTTTTGGAATGGCTCACTCATGGTCTGCTCCTGGTCGCGGCGGCGCACCGGCATGGTTTCGAAGGGAAGGGAACTGCAGTCGTCGTGACGCGAGGCGCAGGCGCGGCAGCGCCCGCCCTTGGGGTAGTAGTTGGGCATGGTTGGCTCAGGTGAAGAGGGTGGGCTGGGCGCTCTTGTCCAGCGCCTGCTGGATCTTGGTGAAGGCCTCGGGGTGCTGCTGGTCGAACGCTGGCATGCGGGCAGACTCAACCCACGTGCCGCGCTCGGCGCCCTTGTCGAGCCAGGATCGTGTCCAGTTCGTCGCGCTGACGCCGCATTCGGCGATCTGCTTCGTGGTGATGAAGCCCTGGCGGCGAAGCGTGGCGATCACCTTCAGCGCGCCTTCTTTCCACTCGGTGAGGCGCAGCGGCGCCGGAACGCCGGCGGGCACGTCGGGGACCACGATCGGGACATGGCAGCGTTCCGCGGGGTTCCAGTCGAACAGTTGCGGTCCACTGGAGTGCTGGAGCCAGTAGCGCAAGTGGAACTCGGGGAAGTCGACGAACTTGCCGTCGCGCCGACGGTGTCCGCGGGACGGAGCGAGTACTGCGATGCCGCACATTTCAAGCAGGCGCTTGATGCCGGCGCTGGCCTCGGTGATCCGCCCGACAATGACCAGGCGGTGATCTGGCCCTGGCGCACCGTACCGGTCTTGCCAGTACTGCGGCAGGATCTGGTCGGCTACCTTGGCGTTCAACTGCAATTTGGCCTCTACGCCGATCTGCCGGCCATCCTCATGGACCACCAGGATGTCGAACCCGGCAGTCTCCGGGTAGCAGGTCCAGCCGGGGACTCGGTTGAACTCGTCGATGAACGCCGCGCAGAGTTCGGCCTCGCTCTGCACCAGCGGCGCATTGGATCTGGTCATGGCGTTACCCTCGGCGCCCAAGGCTGGAGCGCTTGATTTCCAGGCACGTACAGAGGGTGGCGCGGGTGCCCATCCTTCGTCGTGCCAAGACACCAGAGGCGCCCGCCGGCGGCGGTCAGGATGCTGGTTACGGCTTCTACTCGCTCGGGCTTCGCATTGGCGCCCCAGGCGCACACGATGTCGGTGTACTCTCGGGCGATCGCGCGCAGGCGCCAGTCGTTGTCTGGGCCTACTGGGTCGCTGTGCTGCCAGAGGTCGGACGGGTTCGTCGCGCGCAAGGCGTACAGATTGACGACGGCGATCCCGTTACAGCCCCAGGCCGAGGCGAAGTTGCGGCAGCGCCGGATCGTTGGATCGTCGAGCGCGGCATCAGCGGTGCTCGGATTGAGCATCAGGAAAACCGCTGTGCCTTTGTCGGCCAGGCAGTCGCCAGGGCGAGTCAGAAGGTAACGGTACTGGCCGCATTCGCTGATGATGGCGCTCATGGCGTCACCCGCTTGAACTCGACCACCCAGACCCAGGGGTTGGATTCCCAGTTGCCGCCGGTGGAGCGCCAGAGGTGAACGAACGAGTCAACTGCGCTTGGCGCCGGGCATTCACACCCACAGGGCTCATGGTTTCCGCAGTTCGAGCATCCCCCGTCGGTGATACCTTCGGCTCGCGCCTGGACCTCGCTGATGTCCTGCAGGCGCTCGACGCGCACCGCGGTGATCTCCAGTAGGATGCGGCAGGCCCAACGGGGCATGTGGATGCTGGGCCGACCTTTTCCAGCCCAGTCCGGCAGCGGTTGGTCATCTGGGTAAATCGGCTCCTCGCGTCCTGCAGGCCCGACGCTCTGCCAGCCGCCGGCGGTGTAGAGGACGGTGATGCCTCGACCTTCGGCGAGCAGCGGCGCAAGGATGTCCGCTGGCGCGGTCTTATCGTGAGGCTTGCCAACGTGCCAGGTCTCCCGCACCCACAACCGGTCGCCGGGCTCGCCGTAGGGGCAGATGATGCGTGCGTGCAGGCCGGCATCAAGCGCCTTGAATGGCGTATTGGGATCGACCATTGAGCCGAGGAAGTCGGGCTGCGGCTTCATCACTCGCCGCGTGACCGTCTTCCTACCTTCCAGGATGGCGCGGACCATCGGTCCAGTGAACAGGATCGGACGTTCTTTCATGGCTGCACCTGCTTCTGCGAACGGTTCCAGGGATGCCGGCGCCCGGGCTTGGGCTGCTGGCGCGGGGAGAGAAGTGCGTCGCGCAGGCTCATGCCGGCGGCGACGCGGCGGCGGACGGTCGTTGCGTGGACCGGGCTCTGGAAGTGCTCCACCAGCTCGGCGATGGTCCCGGTCACGCCGTCGACGGTGAAGCGTCGGCTCTCGCTCCAGCGTTCGTGCGCGCGCTCCAGCGCTGCGGCCTGCGCCGGCGTGAACCTGCCGCGCGACGCTTCGTAGGCCAGGCGGTTGCCGAGCGTCGTGCCGTTCTTGGCCCACTCGATGGGCCCCATGGCTCCGATGATCAGGTCGAACTTCCAGCGGCCCAGGCCAAGGGCCTGCATCGTTGCGCGGCGGGAAAGCCCGCGCGCGGCCGCGTTGCGAATGAACTGTTCGGTGTTCACGGGTTTACCTCCTGTTGCGCGACGCTCAGCGCCACCGCAACCGGGCGCACCCAGATCGGCGTATTGCTGAGCATGAAGGTTTCGCCGGCCTCGGCCAGCAGCAGCGTTGTACCCATCACGCCGGCGATGGCCTCGGCCGCGGCCGGCGGTACGGCGTTGCCGATGCGCTCGCGCCAGTCGCTGTCGCTCAGGCCGTCGAGGATCAACTGTTCTTCCGGGTCCACCAGGCTCTGCAGCGCGGCCAGCTCCAGGGTGGTGAAGGGCCGGTGCCAGGTGCCATCCAGCGACTGGATGATGCAGGTCAGCCGGTCGTTCGCCTTCGGCATGCGCGGATCGGCCACGCTCCATCGACCGTTGTCGTGCCGCGCACTGGCCGACACCGCGCCGGCGGATTGGTCGAACCCAACCACGCCGTAGTGGCCGCCAGTGAGATACGGGTCTCCCTTCGTCCGGCTGAGCACGCGCGGGTCTTCGACGCACTGGCCTGTGCCATGGGCACTGGTGACCGCTTGTGCGTGGCGGTCCCAAGGCACGATGCGGAACTCGTTAGAGTGTTTGGCAGGGCCACGGTGGCGCGGGTCCGCGACAGCAAATGCACCCTGGCCGGTAGTACTGGCCGCAATCACGGTGCCGGCTGGGCCGTCCCAGTCGGTGACCGGGTACTTGCCGAAACTCTGGCCGCGGGGATCGGCGACGGAGTACGTGCCTTGGCCGGGCGACTTGACGCCGATGATGGCGCCCGAGGTGTCGGTCCAGCGGCGCACGCCGTACTGCTGGTATTGCAGGGCGTTTGCCGGCGCGCGCGGGTCCGCGACAGAGAATGCGCCGTTCGTGGGGCTGCTGCGACCGGCGATGATGCCCGTGCTGTCGTTCCAACCGTGCACGCCCATGTAGCCAGCCCGGTATTTCGGGACGATGATCAGATCGCGCAGGTAGCCGTCCTCGACGGCGAGGTCGTTCAGGCTGCGCCAGTCGCTGCCGGCTCGCACCAGTGCCAGGCGAACCCAGGTCTTCCACTGCAGGGACGGCACACGGTGCATCGGGCCGGCGGCATCGATATCACCGGGAAGCGGCATGCGGCCGAGGATGTCGCCGACGGCGCGGAGCGATTTCTTCTCTGGCTCGTACAGGAAGGGGGGCACTTTCTCGACGTGCCGCGCGACAAGCAGGAAGCGCTTGCGCGACTGGGCCAGGCCGCCCAGTTCGCCGCAGTCGTGAGTTGTTTCCGCCACGGCGTAGCCGAAGCCGCCGAGCAGGCTGTTGATCTGGTCCAGCAGGTGCCGGCCGCGGCTGGCTAGGCGCGGGACGTTCTCGAAGACGATCAGCGGCACCGGGTCATCAGCCCATGCCTCGCCCATGAGCCAGATGCAGCGCAGCGTCAACTCGTTCAGCGCCTGGTACTTCGGGGTCAGGCTCATCTTCTCCGACAGCAGGCCGCTGGCGCCTTTGCAGGGCGAGCTGATGAACACGGCATCCGGTCGGCGCCCGCCGGCGGCGCGTCGGATGTCCTCCGGGGTTGCCTCCCTCCAACCGGCGGGCGGCTCCGTTCCATGGAAGCGGATGTATTGGTCGCGGGTGAACAGGTCCAGCAGGGTGCCCGGGACGCCGGCCAGGCGCTCGAAGTCGCGCAATCCGGCCGGGTCCACGTCGATCCCGCCGAGGCAGACCCATTCGGCCTCGACGTTGCCGACCCGCGGGCGCGCCCGGTTGAAACCGGCGGCACCGCCGCCCAGGCCGCAGCAGAAGTGGAAGTGGTAGAGAGTGCGCTTGATCATGCGGCGGGTTCCTTATGGATGATGTCAGCATCGGCCTCGAGCAGGGCGAACAGGTCGGGCATGGCCATCTCTTCCTCGGCAGACTTGCAATAGCCCGCACCGTCCAGGAAGTAGCGGGAGTTCAGTTCGTGGGCACGGGCCCTGCGCTTGAGCTTCAGCGCGCAGTACGGGACGGTCATGATCCCGCCGAAGGGATCGAAGACCAGGTCTCCTTCCATGGAGTACTGCACGATGGCCCGGTCGACGATGTCGAACTGCAGCGGGCACAGGTGCATTTCCTGCCCCTTGCTGTACTGCTGGGCGTTGAGCGTCCGCATGCGGGCGACGTCGGTCCACACGTCCGGGTGCCAGGACTGCGGTGGCAGCAGCATGAAGCCGGTGGGCAGCTTCCCGGTGACCTCCAGCGATTCGCCGATGCGGACGTGGTGCTCGAAGTCGTAGACGGTGGACAGGCTGTAGTCGCGGTACAGCTTGAACATCACGTCGTGCGGGATGCCTTCGAAGTCCTCTTCGGTCAGCGGACGGTTGCCGCTGCTTCGGGTGAACCCGTGGGCGTCCAACTGCCAGCGTGCCCGGCTGTAGCCGTTGCCGCGGGTGACGGTGAGCTTCTTGTCCATGGCGAAAGGGACGATCTGGCCGTCTTCGTCGATGCACAGGGGCTTGGCCTTGACCACCGGAATGTCGCCGTAGGCGTTGGAGTTGTCGGTGGGGGGCTTGCGGAAGATCAGCAGGTACTCGGGCATGCCGACACCCATCTTGGTGCCGTCCTTGCACTGTTCCGTCCACGAGAGGCGGTAGGTCTGGGCGTTCTCGCGAACCACGTCGGTGACGATGGTCTTCATGCCCATGTAGGCCCAGCCGTGCTTGACGAAGGCGCGGGTCACTTCCATGTGGAACGGATAGACGGTCTGGAAGCCGAGGCCGGTCATGCCGCCAGGAACGATACGATCCTTCACGTGGATGCAAGCCAGGCGCCCGGGAATGGTCACGCGCAGCATTTCCGGGATCAGATAGTCCATCTGCTGGAAGAAATGCGCGTTATCGTCGGTGTGCCCGAAGTCGGCGTAGTTCGGCGAGTACTCGTACTGGGTACTGAAGGGGATACTGGTGATGGTCAAGCCGACGCTGTTGTTTTCCATGCGGCGGGTTTCGAGCACAGTGTCATTGTTGACGATGGTGTAGTCCTTGCCCTTGATCTCGATGCGTTCCACACCCATGGAGCGGGTGAGTGTCTGCGCCATGGCGGCGATGGACAGGCCGTATTGCTTGATGATCTCGGTCATGCGCTGAACCATGGTGTTGTGCTGCTGCCACTTCCGTTCCAACTGGCGGCGGATGTCGCGCTCGGCCTCGGTGTAGATCAGGTCGATGCGCACGCGGCCGGTCTGCAGGAAGCGGTGCAGGCGGTGAATGGACTGGATGAAGTCGTTGAACTTGAAGCCGATGCCCAGGTAGATGGCCCAAGAGCAGTGGCGCTGGAAGTTGCAGCCGCTGCCGGCAATCACCGGTTTGGCGGCCAGCTCCTGGAACTCGCCGTCGCTGAACTGGACGATCGCGCGCTCGCGCTCTTCCAGATCCTGGGAGCCGTAGACGCTTACGGCAGTGGGGACGGCGGCCTCGATCGCGTGGCGTTCCGCCTCGAGGTCATGCCAGATGATCCGGTGAGCATCTGGGGCCTCGGCGCGGATCTCCATCAGTTTGGCGATCCGGGCGGGCAGGCTCTCGCGTTTCTCGGCGGCGGCGTCCTGCACGCCAATAGCGGTATTACGAAGCAGGCGTCCCTGGCCATTGCGCTCGTGGCCGGCGTGCGAGTGGTCAGACGGTACTTCGTGCCAGCGGATGTCCAGTTCCGGTAGGGCGTAGCCTTCGTCACTGAACCCGAGGTCGCTGGGGCGCTGAACGAAGATCGCCCAGGACGCCACCCACATCCAGAACTCGCCCTCCTTGTGGGCATGGATGGTGAGTTGGTCGGCCTTCTCCGAGTTGCGTTTGAAGAACCTGGTCTTGGCCTGGCCGACATCCATCACGCCGAGGAACGCCGAGTACGCCAGCAGCTCGATGTATTCGTTCGGGCTCGGCGTGGCCGTGGCCACGTACCGGTACCGTACGCCATCGCCGCGGATGCCGGCGGCGCGATCGTCACCCGCGAACAGGGCCATGAACTCGCGGAACGTCTTGCTGCCGCCGAAGCCGCGCAGGCAACTGGCTTCGTCCAAACTGGCCACACTGAACCGTCGAGGGTCGAGCTTGCCATCGCGGACGGTCTCGTAATTGGTCAGGTAGATGGTGTTGGGGTCGTCTACCTCGTCGAAACTTCGGATGAACCGGACGGTGATGCCGAGCATCGCGGCGTCTCGGTAGAACTCCTGGCGCACACCCAGCGGGATGGTGATGAGCGCGTAGCCTCCGGCCAGTTCGCGGGTGACGCGCGCCACTTCAAGCTGCATTACCGACTTGCCCAGGCCGAAGGCCGCGAAACAGGCCGCGCGGCCTTGGCGCACCAGCCAGGTGGCGATGGCTCGCTGGTGCGGTTTGAGCAGGGGATGGAAGGCCGATGGCTTCACCTCGAAGCCTTTCGGCTCGGCGAGGCGGACCTTGGCTCGCAAGAAGTCTTCATAGGCGGTCATGCTGTTTCCTTGGGGAACGGCACGCACTGGACGCCGCCCTGCCTGACAGGGCGGCCCACGAGGCATGGTTGAATCGCCCACAGGGCGGCGTCCGGTGCGTGCTTTCTGGGAGAGAAAGCGCCCCGGCTGGGGCGCTGTATCGAGGGTCAGGCCGCAGCCTGTTGCTGCTGGTCGGCGAGTTGCCCGGCGTCGATCCAGACCGCTTGTAGCCAGGTCGGCGTCTTCGCCATCGCCTCCTTGAGCGTGCCGGCGACGATCACCGAATCGATTTCCTTGTCCATGGTCACGGCACGCAGCAGTGTCAGGGCCTGGCTACGACTCGGCAGGTCCAACACATCGAGGCGATCCAGCAGCGCCAGGCGCAGGCCGGAGATCGTCGCGATGGTCAGGGCCAGCGTCGCGTCGCACCGCCAGCGTTCGGACTCGGACAGCAGGCCGTACAGTCGACCGCCGAACGTGACATCGATGTCGGCGCTGATCTGTACCGGCGACCAGCCGGCTGTGCCGGATAGGCGCTGCAGCAGTTCGTTCACCGGTCCGATCGCGTCGGCCAGGATCTCAGCCGGGATTCCGGTCGGCGACAGCGCGTCGGCCATGCCGGTCCACGCCACCACATCCCGGTGCGCGGCCTGCGCTTTCGCGATCGAGGCCTCACGCTGGGCAGCCGCTTCCATGGCTTCCTGAAGGGCCACCAGCTTCGCGCGGCTCGCGTCGCGGGCCTGCCGCAGTTCGTTGATAGCCTGCTCGCCGTTGGCGATCGCTTCGGCGCTGGGCGCGTCGGCGGACTCGGTTTCCAGGGCCTTGATCTGCTCGGCGGCGGCCAGGCACTCGTCCAGGTCCCGCTGGCTGTTCGCCACGGCGCGCTGAGCACTGGCCAGATACTCGCGGTATTCCGGCAGACGCTTGGCTGCCTCGGCGTCAGCGATCTTCTCAGGCGGCTGATGCACCACCAGAGCACCGGCCTGCAGGTCGACCGCGCCCTGACAGTGGGGGCAGGTCAGCGGCTGGTGCGGCACGCTGCCGGACGAGGCCAGCTCGGCGGCCATGACCTTCTCGGACCACTCGTCCTGGTTCTGCTCGTCCGTGCTCAGCTTGTTGCGGCGGCGCGGCTCCAGGTCTACCAGCTCGCGCAGATTGGCTATGCGCTGGGCGCGGCCGTCGGCGGCCTGGCGGGCCTGCTTGCTGGCGCCCAAGGTCTGCTGGGCTTCAGCCAGATCGTCCTCGAGCGCCTGCAGGGCGTTACGGGCTTCCTCGACCTGGTCGTTGGTCACCGCGGTGGCCACCAGTTCCGGCGCCCAGTCAATGGCCTTCTCGCTGCCGTAGTTCTCGCCGGTGACCGCTTTCCAGGCGCCGCGCGCTTCGCTGGCGTAGTCCTTTGCCTGGCCGACCATGGCGGAGAACCCGGAACGGAGCAGGGGCTTCACCTTCTCGAACAGCGCCAGGTCGATGCCCTTGGCCTTCAGGCGCTTGCCGACCTCGGCCGGGCTGGCGCTGGCGCCGGTCAGGTCGAACAGCACCCGGCGGCGATCTTTGGCGTCCAGAGCGGCAAACAGGCTGGCGTCGAGCACGTATGGCAGGAACGGCGAGTCGGCGAGCGGGGAGCCTTTGCCGCTGGGCAGCGCGACCCCGCAGGCCTGCACCTCGCCGGCCTCGTCCAGCCACTCGACGCGGGCCTCGCCCTTCTTGGCGCCCTCGGTTACCAGCTTGTCCATCTCCTTCTTCAGTGAGACGCGGCGCGGCTGGCCGTTGAAGGCCATGGCGATGGCGTCCAGCAGCGAACTCTTGCCGGCGCCGTTATGGCCGGCCACCAGAAGCACTGGCGCAGAAACATCAAGGGCCGCATGACGCAGCCCTTGGAAGTTGGTGATTTCGAGTTTCGTGATGCGCATGGCTCACTCCAGGTCGAGGGCGATATCCCCCGGCTTCTTGACGACGCGGTAAGTGTTCAACTCGCGGGATTCCTCGTTCTCCTGCTCGAGCACGATGACGCCCTGGTCCAGCAGTTGGAGAATGACGCGCTCGGCTTCCTCGGTGGTGAGAGCGAAGCGCGATTGCAGCCAGGCCGCGTCGAACACGTCCTTCTTGGTGGCGACGCCGATGGCGATCTCGCCCAGGGTGTGGCCGGCGAAGCGCTCGACGGTGAGTTGCGGCAGTTCTTGGAACTCGGCATCGACGACGTCGCTGTCGTCTGCTGGTTGCATACCGCCCCAGGCGCCGGGGTCTTCCATGTCATGGTCGCCGCCGTTCAGGTCCAGCGGGTTCTGGTCCGGATCCGCCTTCACGTCCTTCATGCCGTCGAGGAACTCAGCGGCGCCGCCGATGATCAGCAGGCAGTCCTCGTTCACCGCGTCCAGAAGGTCGTGCTTGTTCGGGCTGGAGTGATTCACCACGATGACGGCCTTCATCTTGTCCTTGGCCGCGATGGATTCGAGCTTGCCGTAGACGGTCTCGCGCTCGGCGCCGGCGATGGTGTGCACCGCGATGGTGGCGGCGTTGCGTACCTGCTGCTCCAGGCGCTCGATCACATCGGTCTGCTTGGCTTCGGACAGCTTCTGCCACACGTCCGGCAGGATGCGGATTTCCTGGATCAGGCCCTGCAGCAGGCTCTTGCCGAGCGTGTCGGCGGTCATGTGGAGGAAGGCGGCGTTGTTCTGGCTCATGGGCGGGTTCCTACTGGTTGGCGATGCGTTCGAGGGTGGTGTGCTGGGACTCACTGAGGAACATCCGCGGGCCGTAGCGCTGGAAGTTGGCGCGCAGGTCGGCGGTGAACTCTTCTTCCCAGGTGGTGGCGGCATTCAGCTCCGCCGCGCCGAGGAGGCTATTGAACTCCTCGACACGGTCGAACTGCTCTTCGATGGTTCGGCTGGGCATGGCCGGTTACTCGAGATTGAGCCCGTCGTCGCCGGTGTCGCCGGTGTCCGACTGCTGGCCCGGGGCGGGTTCGGTGATTTCGCCCGTCTCGGTGTTCACGCCGTCCGGGACCTGGTCCTGAGACTGGTCGTCAACAACGCTGTATTCGCCGGTGAGGATGGACGCGTTGTCCTGGTCCAATCCGGCGTCGGCGCGTTCGTCCAGGGTGACTGCGGTCTGCAACTCGATGCTGACCGGCAGGTACTTGAACAGCCGGCGGATGACGGTCTTCTTGGCCATCTCTTCGTAGTGGGTGACCCAAGGCCCGTTTCCGGATGCCTTGCTGGTGGCGCGTACTTTGTCGACGTCGGCCTTGCTCATGACCTCGAATTGCACGCCGCCGTCCTTCAGCTTGGCGACCGCGTAGACGTGGGTCATGACGCCGCGTTCACCTTCTCCCGGAACGTGCTGGACGTCTTCGTCGAGGCCGTAGCGATAGCTGAACTGGTCGTTCTGGTGCACGGTGCGCGCGGTGAGCGAAACGATCTGGCCGGAGCGCCGGGCAAGGTCAATCATCCCGCGGTAGCCGATGATCAACTGGACGTTCGACAGGCCATCTTTCGCCTTGCCGTTGCCGAACGGCAGCAGGTAGGCATGGCCGAGAGCGTTACCCGGTTCCAGGCCGAGCTGCGCGCATTGCATCACGGCGCCGAGGAAACTCTCCTGATTGCATTTCGCCAGGGCCGGTACTTTGCGGATCTCGGTCAGCGCGATGCGCGCGAGTCGGTCGGCGGTCATGTGCTTCGGAAGCGCCAGGGCCATCTGGGCTTTGATCTTCGGGTCAGTCATCAGGTGGGCCAGCGTTTTCGGCTGGCCATTGTTGGCGACATTGCCGGTCGCGGCGGCTTTCAGGGCGGTTGCGGACATGCTGGGCTCCGGTTACTTGAGGCGGAAAACGCGGGATTCGCTGGTCTTCTTGAACTGCTCGAACAGCGCGGGGTGAGCTTCCTTGAAGGCGGATTGGTCGAAGCGGTTGGTGGTCTGGGACTTCCACGTCAGTACCGACTTGCCGTTGACCGTGAGTTGGGCGTGGTCCTGCATGAAGAGCTTGATGCGCTCCTCTGCGGACTCGATCTCGTACTCCAGGCCCTTGGCCTTGGCTTTCAGTTCGCGCAGGCGGTTGAACACCTCCACGACCTTGCCATCGGCCTCGATGCTGGTTCCGGCGTCACGCTCGAACAGCCGGAGGATGTCGCTGACAGCGGTTGCTTCGGGCGGATCCAGGCGCTGGATGCGTCCCCAGAACTCGACCTCCTTCTCGCGAATCGCCGCGATGGTTTCGTCGTCCCGCTCGACGCGGTACACGCGGAAGTCGTCGCCGCCGATCAGCACGCCGAAGATGCAGACCTGGCGGCCGGTGACCATCAGGCCGTGCATGGCCTGGGCGGTGTAGTGGACTGGAATGGCATCGGTCTGAACCTCACCCCAGTCCTTTGCCTTGAACGGGCTGACCGTCTTGATCTCGATGTTTTCGCCGCTGGCGGCCTCGGCGTCGATCTCGGCGGCCATGAAATCGTGCTGCTGGTCGCGGTAGCGGTTACCGCGGCCGACGATCTTCAGGCCGGTCTCTTCGGCCAGCAGGTCGATGACGTAGGGCTCCATCCGCTGGCCACGGGTGAAAATCTTCTGCTTCGCCGGGTCGACGGCACCGGTGCGCGGCTGGACCTTATCTAGGTACACGTCCAACGGAGTGCGCCAGGGACTGATGCCGAGGATGCCGGCGACATCGCTGCCGCCTAGCAGCTTGCTCCTGTCATGATGTTCAGGTGCGATTTTGAGGAGGGACACAGGCGTAATCTCCGAGGTTCTTCAAGAGGCCGTCGTACTTGCAATGGCATGATCTGCAAAGACGGATGTAGTCGTTTGGGTCGTGGTGCCTTCCACTAACGTTGGCCCACTCGAACCTGGCCTTTGGGTCGGTGGTCCCGCAGTGCTCGCACTTCATGGGGCGGCCCCGCGCGGCATAGACCCTGTTGTGGGCCGGCTTGTACTTGACCGCCTCGCCCCGCCAGCTACTGTTCTTCGCTCCGCGCTGATCTCGCTTCGCAGCTATGCGCCGCTCTATGCCGCAACGGATCATGAAGAGCCGAAGGGCACGGCAGGTACATCCGATCTCGGCGGATACTTCTTCGAGCGTCATGCCCGATTCGTAGAGATGGCGAACCAAGCCCTCGTTGAGCAGTGGAACGCGCTTACTCTGTTGGCCGCCAAGGTACTTGGTGCGGTCGAGCGCGCCGACCGATGCGAGAGTTGCAGTCATGGGGCTGGTCTCATTTCAGGGTGAGGGTGGTTGTCGCGTGAAGGCGGGAGCTACGCCGGAAGCGCAGAACGCAGAGGTCGCCGCATATGTCGGCGAAGAACGGGTTGTTGTAGCCGTGACGGTTGGCCAACTCGACGGCCTGGCGGATGCTCTTTCCGGCAAACTCTTCGATATCGTCGAGCTGGTCGTCGATGATCGAGCGAACGGGGCGGGTGGTCATAGGTCGATGCTCCTCAGTTCTTGCTGTCTCGCATCCGCTGCGGCGTCGAGCCGGCGGCGCATGTCGTCGTATTGCCGGGTGCCGATGGCGTCCAGCGTGTAGGCCATCTCGATCTGGCCGCGCCATACCAACTGGTCGTGGCGCGGGATCACCGACCGACGCATTGCGACGATCGCTTCCTCGATCACGCCCTCGGCGCGCTCATTCGCCCAGGCCATCGTCGTCCTCCTGCTCTTCGTCCTCGTGCTCCGGTTCCGGCTCCGGCTGGTCCCAGAGCGGGTCTCTGGCGAAGTCCCAGGTGTGCTGGGCGTTGCTGAAAGCCGCGCGGTTGCGGCGCTCGCGGTATGTCCACATCGGGATGCTCTCCGTGGTTCACCTGCATTCGGCAGCACCCAGGCACACGGCAGTCGTGCCCGGTGGGCGCCGTGGTGGGTGCTCTCGAATGGAGGTTGAAAAAAGCCCGGCCGGAGCCGGGCGAAGAGGGGGAACGCTGCATGCGCAGCGGGGAGTGATCGGCGCGTGGGCGTCCCCTCTGGCTCCGTCCGCGCCACCAGCCGGCGGCGTTGCTCGTTGGCTCGCCTGCTTACGAGGCAGGTGCCTGACTCGGCTGCCGATCACTCTCCGCTGCGCCCTGGCCGTGCCAGGAGCAGGAAAGAGAAGGGCGCCGCCAAGCGCCCTGTCTCCACTTACATGCACCGCCTTATGTGAAAGCGGTTGGGTACAGGCTCGACCGCATGTTGGCGATCTGCCGTTGGGGTTGGGCTACATGGTGAGGTCCTCCGTATCGGGGAAGTCCGGCGCCGTGTCGAGGAACCGGATATGGTGAACCGGCAGGAGTTCAACGGTGCCTCCGGGGCGCTCAATGACAGCCACGGTGTAGTTGCCCGCCCCAGTCTCGAACTCTTCGAAGTCGACCCCCCACTGGTGGAAGAGTGCTTCGCCACTATCTTCCAAGCCCGTGCGCCGACCATTCCTGTCGCACGTCACCTTCATAGTCATGACACGTCGCATCGTGGTCTCCTGTTCATATTGCCGTGCAGGCCCGCAACGCCACCGGCGCCGACTGGCCTTCGATCCAGATAACCGCCGCCCCGCCAAGCGACACGCTGGCCCGGCCGACGGTGCGGGTGCGCTGTGGTTCGGCCCCTCGGTACGGGCGGTACTCGATCAGCGCTGGCGCCGGGTGCTCTCGGTTCCAGGCCTCGACCAGCTCCGCCGGCGGCACCGGCCGGACGTTGCCGATCTGCTGGTAGATCTCGGAGCGGTGAATAGCGACGTCGTCCGGGGCGGTGATGCCGAGACGCACCTGGTCGCCTTGGCTGCCGAGGACCGTGACGGTGATGTTGTCGCCGATATGCAGGGTTTCGCCGACTCGGCGGGTGAGGATCAGCATATGTGCCTCCGTTCAGGATGCTGGACGTGCGGGCTCAGGCCGGCTCGCAGTGGGAAAGGGCAACGCAACCGGACACTCCGGCGAGCCAGACGACAGCAGTGTGTCCGCCGAGCACCTGGGCTTCGGTTGTCGTCCGGGTGCGCTTCGGTGCCGCGGCGCGATGGAATCGGTAGTCGACCTCGGTGCCGACGGGGTATGCGGAATTCCAGGCAGCAACGGTCGCCGCCGGGTTGGCGTTTCGCTTCAT